CTACAAAAAAATATATAGCCAGGGTAAGTAAGCGGAAGTAATGATGAATAACTACATCTTTGAGTATTATCAGGCCATTTCGGACGGATCTATCGTGACCGGTGAATGGATAAAGCTGATATACCGCAAAATCATCGCTGGCTTAGAGAGTAAGGAGTACATCTTCGATCAGAAAAAGGCAGACAGAGCCATCACGTGGATCGAAGCGCACGCCAGACACACCGAGGGACCGCTCGCACCGGGGAACATCAAGCTGGAGCTGTGGCAGAAAGCGTTTCTGTCCTGCGTCTTCGGCATATGCGACCCCAAGACCGGCTATAGGCAGTTCCGCGAAGTCGTTCTGATCGTTGCCCGTAAAAACGGTAAATCCTTATTTGCGTCCGCCATTGCAAATTATGTTTTCTTCCTCGACGGCGGCTTCGGCACCAGGATCTACTGCATCGCGCCGAAACTCGACCAGGCGGACATCATCTACAACGACATCTGGGCGCAGATCCAGCTGGATGAGGAACTGGTCTACGATAAAGACCAGGACAAGGACAATGTCGCCAAGCACCGCATGACAGATCTGTTCATTGCCGACAGTAACAGCACGGTCAAGAAGATCGCCTTCAGCGCGAAGAAGTCAGACGGCTTCAACCCATCGCTCACGATCTGCGACGAGATCGCCAGCTGGTCCGGCGTCAACGGCTTGAAACAGTACGAAGTCATGAAGTCAGGCATGGGCGCGCGTCCTGAAGGCTTACTGCTCAGCTGCAGCACTTCCGGCTATGAGAACGATTCTATTTACGACGAGCTGATGAAACGGTCAACTCGTTTTCTTTTAGGCGAATCGAAGGAAACGCGTCTGCTGCCATTCCTCTACACGATCGACGACATAGAGAAGTGGAACGACATCAACGAGCTGCGGAAGAGCAACCCGAACCTGGGCGTATCGGTTCCGGTCGATTACCTTCTTGAAGAGATCGCCATCGCAGAAGGATCTCTGTCAAAGAAGGCAGAGTTCATTGTCAAATACTGCAACCTCAAGCAGAACAGTTCAATGGCTTTCCTCGCAGCGCACGATGTCGAGAAGGCATGCGGTCCGGCTCTGCATCTGGAAGACTTCCGCGGATCTTACTGCATCTGCGGTATCGACTTATCACAGACAACCGACCTGACCGCGTGCTCTGTCGTGATCGAGAAGGACGGCATACATAACATCTTTACGCATTTCTTCCTGCCGTCTGAACGCATAGAAGAGGCAACCGCCAGAGATGGCGTGCCATATAACATTTACATCCAGCGCGGTTTCCTGACCGCATCCGGCGACAACTTCATTGACTACCACGATTGCTATAACTGGTTCGTGGATCTCGTTGAGAAGTACGAACTCTATCCGCTGTGGACGGGATACGACCGTTACAGCGCCATGTACCTCGTTAAGGACCTGGAGACGTACGGCTTCCACATGGACGATGTCTTCCAGGGCGAACAGCTCTATCCGATCCTCACCGAGTTTCAGGGCTTGCTGAAGGACGGCAAGATCCGCATCGGGGACAACGATCTGCTCAAGATCCACATGCTAAACAGCGCCGTGAAGATGAATGTCGAACGCGGCCGCGGGAAACTGGTCAAACTATCTGCCAACGCACACATCGACGGATTCGCGTCCGTTATCGATGCATTCACAGTTCGCTCTAAATATTACGCAGAGATCGGCGAACAACTTAGGAACGAAGGAGACTAAAGAATGGGATTTTTTGATTGGCTGTTTCCGTCGAAGAAACAGCAAGAACTTCAGGTCGACGGTTACTACAAAACCCTGACCGCCTACGCGCCGGTCTATCGCACCTGGAGCGGGAAGCTCTATGAAAGCGAGCTGGTCCGCTCGGCGATCGATGCCAGGGCGCGCCATATCAGCAAACTGCAGATCAATATTGAAGCCAGTGCACAGGCGAAACTGCGCGCCAAGCTGAACACCGGACCGAACCCGACACAGACATGGTCGCAGTTCTTCTACCGTCTCAGCACGATCCTGGACATGCAGAACACGGCCTTTATCGTCTTCGTTTACAACCGCTTCATGGAGCCGATCGGGATAACACCGATCCTGCCGACCGCTTATGAACTGGTAGAGTTCCAGGACGAGCCGTGGGTCCGTTTCACGTTCGCGAATGGCGATAAAGGATCTGACAAGCTGGAGAACATCGGCATCATGACCAAGTTCCAGTACAGATCCGAACTGTTCGGTGAAACGAACAGCGCACTGCGTGACACCATGAGCCTCATCAGCGTACAGAACCAGGGCATCGAGAATGCGGTCAAGGACAGCACCAGCTATAAGTACATCGCCCGCGTTAACAACTTCACCAAGCCTAGCGACCTCGCCAAGGAACGGAAAAGGTTCACGGAAGAGAACATGCAGGGCGGCGATTCGGGTATCTTACTGTTCCCGAACACCTACAGCGACATCCAGCAGATCAAGAGCTCGGCCTACACCGTTGACGCCGATCAGATGAAGTTCATCCAGAAGAACGTCTATGACTACTTCGGTGTCAACGAGGCAGTCCTGCAGAACACGGCCGTCGGTGATCAGATGGATGCCTTCTGGAACGGCGCCATCGAACCGTTCGCCATCCAGTGCTCGGAGGTCCTGACAAAACTGCTCTTCACGCAGAACGAACGTGCTAGGGGCTCTAAAGTATTCGTTACCGCGAACCGGCTGCAGTACATGAGCAATCAGACCAAGATCCTGATGGCTCAGCAGCTGGGCGACCGTGGAATGATCATGATCGATGAGATCCGTGAACTGTTCAACTTCGCACCGCTTCCGGACGGAAAAGGCCAGTACGCTCCGATCCGCGGTGAATATTACAACGTAGCCGAAGAGAAGACCGAGGCACCGGCTGAACAGGAACCTCAGGAGGAACCGCAGAATGAGCAAGAATAGAGAATACCGCAGCATGGAACTGTCCATGCCAGAAAATACCGAGTACAGAGTAGAAGGCTACGCAAGCACCTTCGATCCTTACGTTTTATTTAGCGAAGACGGCATCGACTACAGCGAGCGAATCGAACCGACAGCGTTCGAAGGCGCGGATCTGAGCGATGTCGTTTTTCGTGTTGACCATACCGGTCCGGTTTATGCCAGAACATCCGCCGGAAGCGTTGAGCTCTCCGTCGATGAACACGGTCTGAAGAACGTTACAGACTTGAGCCGGACACAGAAAGCCCGCGACCTCTACGAAGAGATCAAGGCGGGCAACTATCCTAAGATGTCGTTCGCCTTCACGGTCGCCGAAGATCGCTATGACAAGGCCAGTCATACGCGCGTAATCAGCAAGATCGCGAAGGTGTTTGACATATCACCTGTGAGCTTCCCGGCAAATCCGGGCACAGAACTGTCAGCGCGTGACTACTTCGACGGAGTGATCGAAGCAGAGAAAGCGGAGAGACTGGAGCGCGAGAGACAGGAACAGGAGAAGCGCAAGCTGAAGCTCAAGATCCAGATAGGAGGATATCTTAATGGAAATTAAAGAAATGACGATGGAAGACGTTCAGAAAAGAATGTCCGAGATCAACCAGGAGCTGAACGGCGAGTGCGACATTGACGCGCTCACAGCCGAGTTCAACGCTCTTGAAGAACGCGCTAACGCTATCAAAGTCGAAGCGGAAAAGCGCAGCGCTCTGATCCAGCGCATCGCCAACGGCGAAGAAGGATCTGTCGTGGAACACCACGAAGAAGGAGACAAAACCATGGAAGAAAGAACTTTCGCACCTGATACTGTCGAATACCGCGACGCTTACATGAAACAGCTCATGGGCAAGACTATGACTGTCGAAGAAAGAACTGCTCTGACAGACGCAGCTGACATCATCCCGACCGAGACCATCAACAAGATCTACGGCAAACTGGAAGAGAACCAGCTCATCGCTGAACTGGACGCCCTCCGTATTCCGGGCTACGTTCAGGTCCCGTATGCCAAGACCGTCAACGATGCGAACTGGGTAGGCATCGCAACTGCTGCTACCGATTCCGCTGATGTTGTCGACAGCGTATCCCTCACAGCTAAAAAACTCATCAAGACTGTCGAGATCACAGCTGACATCCAGGCTATGTCCATCCCGGCATTTGAGAACTGGCTCGTCAGCAAACTCGCTCAGAAGATGGAAGCTGCTATCTGTGCTGCTGTTATGAATGGCGCAGGCACCGCTACCGTACCGGAAGGCATCCTGCACAAAGTCACAGGTCAGACCGCTATCGCAACCGTCGACATCGCTGCTCTGGCTGGACTGATGGCTAAAGTCAACCCGGCATACCACAACGACGCAGTATGGGTCATGACACCGGCTGCATTCTTCGGTAGCATCGTTCCGCTCGCTAATGACAGCAACGGTGTTGTCGTTATGAACGGCCTCGAATACAGACTGCTCGGTCACAAAGTCATCCTGGATGCAAACGCAAACTGCATCGCTAAGGGTGAATCCACAACCGCTTCCGAGCATGTCCTCTTCGGTTCTCTGAAGAAGGGCTATGTCTGGAACTACGGCGAAGGCATCAACATCGAAGCTGACCAGTCTGTAGCATTCCGCAGCGGTTCTACCGTTTACCGTGCAATGGCTCTCTGCGACGGCGCTGTCGTTGACGAAGAAGCATTCGCATGGGCGAAGATCTAAGTAAATAAACTTACTTACTAAGGGGTCCACATCGGGCCCCTTTACTTTTAGGAGGACGACATGATCACACTCACTGAAGCACAAATGGACCGGATCAAGACCGCACTGCGAACCACAACGACAGACGAAGCGCTGGAGCAGGAGATCACTGACATCGTCAACGCTTTCGTCATCGACGCAGGCATTGCCGGGGTCAGCAATCAGGACCTCGACGATCCGCTCGTCTGGATGGCGGCCGTGACCTTCGTCCGCCTCAAGTTCGGATCACCGGATGAATACGACAGACTTAAACGTTCCTACGATGAGCAGAAAGCCCAGATGTCTATGGCTACGGGGTACACAGAATGGACCGCAGCGCTGTAGCTTATCTGGTCACGACTTCTTACCGCCAGGACGATTTCGGTGTTCTTCAGCCAGTCGAAACGCTCAGGAAGATCTACTGCCAGGTCACGAACGTATCCGCAACGGAATGGTTCGAAGGCGGGCGGAACGGTCTTAACCCTGAACTTCGTTTGACCATGTTTTCGGGCGATTACAGCAACGAAAAAGTGGTCGAGTATGACGGGCAGAGATACACCGTTTATCGCACCTACAAAGCCAGAAATGACACTGTAGAGCTTTATTGCGAAAGGCGGGAAGGAAATGCCTAGCGCCAAGATCGACTTATCGGTACAGATCTCAAAACTGCTGATGGAATACGGTGACGACATCCGCGACGTGATCAATACGGTCATGCCGGAAGTCGCCGATAAGACCGTCCAGCAGCTGAAGGCCACATCACCGAAGAGATCCGGCGAGTACGCAAAGGGATGGAGAGCGAAACCGTGGGCTTATAACAGCAACTACCGCGGCGTCACGATCCACAATGCCGTGAAGCCTCAGATCACCCATCTGCTTGAGTTCGGCCATGCCAAGCGCAACGGCGGACGGGTAGCAGCTGAGCCTCACATCAAGGATGCGGAAGACTTTGCCGAGAAGACGCTTATCGAAGAAGTGACCGGGAGGATCTCAAAACTATGACCTACCAAGAAATCAAAGCAGCGCTGGAGGAGACGGGTCTGCCGGTCGTTTATAACGCCTGGGAGATCGGACACGCTCCGCAGCTGCCCTATATCGTATTCACCTATCCGAACGGCAACGATTTCATGGCTGACGATCAGAACTATGTCGAGATCGTGACTGTGAACATCGAGCTGTATGCAAACAGAAAATCACCCGTTCTTGAAAGACAGGTCGAGACCGTGCTGAAGAGACACTTCCAGTACGTCAAGGAATCCGTCTGGATCGAGGACGAGCAAATGAATGAAACCATTTATACCACGGAGGTAGTCATTAATGGCCAACAATAACAAAGTAAAATTCGGCCTCTCCCGGTGCTATTTCGCCCCGATTACGGTCGGCACCGGCGGAGCCATCACCTATGGCACACCGG